CGCTAAAATCTGAAGACATGATAATGTACTTTGAATTTTGTGATGCTAACTCACGATAATGATCAATTATTACGCTTCCAGTTTGATCACTGAAACTTACCCAATCCTTCCTTCTCAGAACAATGTATAATGGTCCAGCGAAGAAAGCTTCAACACAATACACTGATAATGGTATGACACATATAGGTCTTGTTGGTCTACCAGCCACATTCCGAGTACCAATCACACCTGGATTATCTTTTGTCAGCATAACTGAAAAAGCCTTGTAATTATAAACTCGAAATGGATCTACCATCCATATAAACGCTTTCTTTGTCGATGTTAATCTTTGTGGTTTACCTTTAAAGTCAAATGACCATTGGAATCTCCCCTGTCCACCTCCTTGGTTAGTCATGAAATTGAAAAGTCTAGTTGAAAACATATAGAAATTTTCGAGTCCAAACTTAGATCTAGACTTATATTCTAATGCTTCAGTCATAATAGTTTTCCAATCATAATATAGGCTTGTAGCCATGGGGCACTTCTTTGGAATTAAATCTTTATTTGTTGCTGATTTAAGAAAGGATTGATAATTGTCAGTCTGTATATACCCCAATAATGAATCCATGAAAAAATAGCATCCCATAATTCTCAAGTTTTCATCATTAACTTCTGCACTAATTAACCTTTCTATATCGTTGGCAAATAAAGGGCACTCTGTCCTTAGTTTAGCTATACGTTCTTCAATTTCATCTTTAAATACATCATAAATATCACTGTCATTATATTTATCATCAATGATTCGTGTAAATATTAAATTGTCATTTGCAGGATTGATTTCATATGCAACACCAGATGTACTTCTAGAAAAAGACCAAAACGTTAAAACGCTAACAGTATCTTTAAAGAAGTTAATCGTATTAAAAACTTGCTTTAATGTAAATAAACATACCTCATCCAACACATCCCAAGGGGCGAGATTGTTTAACTGGTACCAATATGTATTTATACAAATTAAAATCCTTCTAATAGCAAGTGAATCACCTCTCATCTCTGTAACTTCGCCTCTGCCTGTTTCAATAAATTGATCAGAACCATATTTTTGTAAATAAAACAATAAATATGATAGACTTTTACTACGTGACGCCTGCTCACATGTTCCACATGTAATAACCGCTAAAAGCATATTTCTAATTTGCATTGGCCCATTGACAGCTAAAGCTCTTCTCCCTCTAATCTTGACTTGTAATGCGAGTGTTTTATCGCATGTATCTAAGTTAACACTCAATGGGTAAAAAGCTTTTTTACTACCTAATGGAAATTTATTACCTTCAAAATCTTCTTCATACTCATCAAATTTAAAATCCCACTCAATAGGCTTAACTCCGAACCGTATTAGAGTATCAATGTTTTGGCCACTCTTCTCAATCTTAAAAATCTTTGAACGTAATCTAATCACATCCACATCACTTTCAATGTTTAGTCTACAAATCTTTTCAAGATCTTCAAACCAAT